TGGCCTCATAAGCGGCTCGGGCAAAGGGTTCGGTATCTGTGCCCCACTGCATTGCGGAATTGCTGTAAGACTCTGCGGGTTTGTTTGTCATGCGTTCGCAGACTAGTTGCGCCATGTAGTTATCACGACTGGTCGAGTAACCCGTCTTGGTCTTGGCGATGATGTCTGCAACCCTACTGGCGGTGACTTTGCCACATCGGGCGGCAAACCATTCTGTTGTACCTTGGTCCATTATTTTGCTCCTTCAAGTAAAGCCTTTTTAGCGTCTTTTTTGGCAATGACCTTGGTAACCCATGCCTGTTCGCCTTTGCTTGCTGTGTAGGCGGTTTTATAGGCTTTCTGAAGGTCTGCCATCGTTGTGACTTCATCCATCACCGCCAATAGGTCAGCCATTTGGTGCTCATTGACTTCGGACTTTATTTCTGTGCGTCTGCTGGCACTGTTGCCATCGTCATCTTCGGGTGCAATACCGCAAGCAGCCATCAAACTATAACGCCTTGCATAAGTCAGGGCTGAACCATAACCTTGCGGGTCTAGTTTGGCGGCTGGAACGTGCAAGATGCCACATTCAATCAACTCGCCTGATTCGTGCAGAAATACGGTTTCAACCATAACCCCGTCTTTGCACTCATAATTTTTTTGTATCAAGGCGATGCCGTTGTCGTTCAGCCCTTGGATAACTGCCTCAACGCAGGCGGCAAGGTCTGCATAACGGGACTTGAAATGCGGGTTGGTGGAAGATTTCAGAGCAGGACCAAATGCTTTTTGAGCCTTGACCAGTGCGGTTGCAATATTTTTCATGTTAGTTTCCTGTGATTAAAAGGGCGAAAATAAATCCTGCGACAAAGCCAGAGAGCCAAAAAAGCACTTTGTCTGCAAGCGTGGGGGTTGTGGAGGTGTAAGGGCCATCAATCATGACAACTCCTGCTTGAGTTCATAGTTAGCAATCATTGCATCAAGTTTGTCGTTGTCGGCCTCTTCTTTGCAAGCCTTGATATATTGGCGTTCAAAGTCTTGAATAACTGTGTCACGCAACATTTCGGTAACAAGTTGACCACCGATATATGCAAAGTGAAGGTTATCGGTGTAGGGGTCAAAGAAGCAGTCAACTTCCGTGAAATCGCATATACAAGTCATGCGTTCAAAGTCGGTGTGTTCATCAGCGTAATCTTTAATCATGCTGACACCTCTACGATTTCAATCATGGTGTTGTATGGCATATAACGATGTTTTGTGTAACTATCATTCTTGTGGCACAAGTAATCTGTATCGTCTGACCTTTCGCGCCATGCCCTACCAACTTCGTTATATATAGTTTTTCCACCTAAGACTTTAAATCCCCAGTTATCGGGAATTTGCCCATTGGCTTCAAGTTCTGCCAAGTCTGAAATCATTAAAGTGCAAATAATGCGTGGTTTCATATAAGTTCCTTAAAGACCCCTTGCGAAATTGCTAGGGCATGAGTGAATTGTAAAGGGTTCTATACAGTTTGTAAAGAACTTTTTGCTGCTTTTATTAGGACTTTCCCTATGTTTGCAAAAAAACAAGGGGCAAAAGCCCCAAGTTTTATGCCAATAAGAGTGATTCAGCTTCGGTTTTCAGTCGATTGCCATTGCCAAACCAAGCATTATTCATGCGACTGTCAACATTGTGACCACGTTCATGGTCAATGTATTGAGTCACCGCATTCAGTAAACCCCATCGTGTGCCATAAACACCTCGTCTTGTTGAACCCATGCCAGCACCATCGAATAGATCAAGTACTCTTTTGAAACCTCGTGATTCTTTGAGTGCTTGAGTCTCTGGGTCAAATGATGGTGGAAATAATTGGCTGAAAAAATCTTTTGCATATGCCGATGTAACATCTTGTCGTGCAAATGCCCTGTATTTGTCCATCATTCCATCAAATCCACCAACGATGATGCCCAGTCGTTCACGCATCAGGCTTGAATCAAAATCTGTGCCATGGGTCAACATAACACGACTTGGAGTTTTCTCGTTATCAGCCGCAGAGAGTGTGTTATTGCATACAACCCTGATACTAGTGAATTGACCAATCGTTGCGGCAGAACCATCAAAAGATGTACTCAGTAAGAGATAACCCTTAACTGCATCATCGTGCAAAACCACCGCTTCTTTGTTGACATTTGCCAATGCCCAAATACGCTTTCCACCTCTAATTGCACCAGCAACCTCTAATGTGAATCCAGCTGATTGCACCAAGGTATTGAAAAAGTCAAGAACATCGGCTGGTTGGTGAATCTTATACCGATCAGATACCACGCCCAAAGGCATATCGTTGTCATTGCGGTAAATAACACTTTTGTTTTTTACTATCTGCGGTGCGCCATGACCTTCAGGCCAAAACATAACAGGAGAGACCTGTGCCTCCCAGTCAAGTCCAGCCTCTTTGCGCCACACATCAATGGGTGCATCTTGGGTCAACTGTTGACCAAGACCATGCCAAGGGGTTTTGTTTGCATAAGCAATTTCTGCCTTGCCTGTAATTGTGTTGTTTTCGATTAAATGAGCCATGATTTTTCCTTAAAGATGGGGCCGAAGCCCCGTTGGTTGATTAAGCGTTTGCGAGTTGTTCTTTGGTAGGTTTTTGTAAAAAGCAAGCATCTAAAACGCCTGCATCAACAATCCGACCAGAGGATGTTTTGTATTGAAGTGCAACCTTGAATTTGTTGATTGCCTCTACTGTGTAAACCGTGGCATCTGGTAATTCTGTTGCCACTACCTTCATGCCTTTTTGAATGTCTTGAGGTTTCATCGTTTTTCCTTAAAGTACCCTATGCGGAATTGCTGGGGAATGGTTGAATTGTAAAGGGTTCTATACGAATCGTCAATGTGATTATTTTAAGTCCTACTACTTTGTAAGGACTTTGATGTTTACTTTGCTTAACATACAATGTCGGTATGACAAAAGAACAGATTATCAGATTGGCAGGTTCACAGAGTGAGCTTGCACGTATTTTGGGTATCACTCGGATGGCGGTAAATCAATGGCGGCAGATACCTGAAGGTAGACTTTGGCAACTTAGAGTTTTGCGCCCTGAATGGTTTACAAATCAAGTTACGACTTTTGGGTTATAGTTGAGACACGGCTACCTTTAGCGGGGGAAAAGACGATTCGTTACCGTCCTGCCGATGTTTCTTTTTTCAGTAACGACAACCGACAACGTAAGGTTTAGATGCATTACTACACACATCATATCGGTGACTTCCTGAAAGACACAGGACACCTAAGCAATGACCAAATGGGCGTTTATCTACGGATGCTCTGGCGGTACTACCTCGACGAAAAACCACTTCAAGACGATTGCGAAAGCATTGCGTTTGCTATGCGTTCGGATGAAAAAACCGTGCGTTTGATACTGCGTCATTTCTTTGTTTTGCATGAAGGTGGATGGCAGCATACGAGGTGCGATAAAGAAATTGCTAGATACCATGAAAAGAAAGGTAAAGCAGTAAACAGTGCAAATGTACGATGGAATAATGCAAACGCTATGCGAACGCATACCGAACGCATTACGGATGCATCTGTTTTAGATGCTAACCAAAAACCAATAACCAATAACCAATTAAATATAAATATATGTCCACCTAACGGTGAACTTGAGTCATCAAAAAAATTACCAGACTGTGAACACAAAGGAGTCATTGAGCTTTACCACCAATTCTTGCCAACCCTACGAAAGGTTGAAGTCTGGAATGCAACAAGACAGGGTTATTTGCGGCAAAGATGGCGAGAGGTGGCTGAAGAACTGGCGCAGGAAAATACCATAGATACAACCCATGTGATGAATTGGTGGGGTGAATTTTTCCAGCACATTGGCAAAAGTAAATTCCTGACTGGCAAAGTCAACAGTAAGGATGGTCGAGCATTTACTGCCGATCTCGAGTGGATTTTGAAACCAAGCAATTTTGCAAAAATCATTGAAGGGAAATACCATGGCAATCACTAAATTCAAAAGAGACGAACCTCAGGACAACTTTGATTATTTGATGTGTTCCGTTGCTGGATGTTCAAAACGTTGGTCAGTGCATTTAGATGGACAAAAACCAATGTGTTCTGAGCATCAATGGTCTGACAAAAAGCCTGCAAATCAGCGAGATATTGCTGTTGCATCATTGACACGAACACCAGTCAAGCACTGGCAAGATGACGAGATTTTTTAATGTATGACCACAAATCCCTACTGGACAGAAGACGGGAAGGTCAAGAATTTAGCCTTGCTGACATCAACAGAGCATTGCGAGATGCTGGAGACCTTGCGTCAGACCGAAGCGAGAGACTGGATTCGTCGATACCGATTGAAAGCAAAAGAGTTTGGACAACAACAGACACAGTTATGGTGGCTGGATGTAAAGATGAATCTAAAGAAAAAACGTGGGCAGGATGGTCTCGATACCTTGATTGCCGAAATGGAGAAGCAACGTGATGTCAATCGTCTTTGATGTGCCGCTTGAACCTAAAGGCAAAGGTAGACCAAGGTTTTCCCGACATGGAAAGTTCACCAAGGTTTACACCGACCAAGCCACTTTGGACTACGAAACAGCAATCCAACTGTGCGCCAGCAAAGCAATGGGGGCAAGTCGACCACTAGAAACGCCCGTAAGCGTTTATTTGTACATCAGGGTATCAATCCCTCAGTCGTACTCAAAAAAACGCACAGAGGCTTGTTTAAGCGGTTCTGAACGCCCAGCAAAGAAACCCGACATTGACAATGTAGCAAAAGCATTTTTGGATGCAATGAACGGCACTGTTTACTTAGACGATACCCAAGTGGTCGAACTAAGCATAAAAAAGATTTACTCAGCGGTTGCTGGGGTGGATGTAGCAATTATGGAGGCAAGATGAGACCAGAAGATGCGGCGCAAGCCATTAGAGATAAAGCCCCAGCATTTGGTGAAGCCAAAGCCCAAAGGGTATACCTTGAAGAGTTTAGGAAATCCAAAAAAGCCCTGCTGATGAAAGATGCCTTAACATTGGGCATTGAAGCGGCAAACGCACAGGAACGAGAAGCATATGCACACCCAAGTTATCAACAACTTATTCGTGGACTTGCTGAAGCGATTGAAAAAGAGGAAACGTTGAGGTGGGAACTTGAGGCGGCACGACTGGACATCGAGATTTGGCGGTCACGGGAAGCAACCAACAGAAACCAAGACAGGTCGCATCAATGATGGGTGTTGGCAATGTGTTTCACATAAAGCAGTGTTTTGTACCCGCACAACACAAAAAGTTTAGATACAAAAGGCGCTAACCCTTATGACGCATCACCAACAAAAACATTCTAAACGGAGTTAATAGTTGATAGAAAAACACCAATACGTCAGAAGCAAAAAACTGCTGAAGATGGTCGCAAATCTTGACTGTCAAGTCTGCGATAGTGGGGAAATGGTGCAAGCAGCACACACAAACTGGGGCGGCGGCAAGGGCAGGGGAATCAAAGCGGATGACAATCTGGTGGCGGCTTTATGCCTGAAATGCCATTACGAGATTGACCAAGGGAAAACACTAAGCAAACAGGAAAGGCAAGACTTATGGCAAAAAGCGCACATTAGAACCATTTTGGCACTTCAAAATAATTGGCCTGAAAACGTACCATTACCAACGGAGATAACATGAATCCAGCAGATAAAGTTCAAAAATGGTCGATTGATAAACTAATACCATATGCTCGAAATAGCAGAACACATAGCGATGAACAGATCAGTCAAATTGCGGCATCAATCAAAGAATGGGGCTGGACTACACCCATATTGGTAGATGAACAGGGCGGAATCATTGCTGGTCACGGTAGAACATTAGCGGCACAAAGATTGAAGATGACCGAAGTGCCAGTCGTAATTGCCAAAGGTTGGTCTGATGCCAAAAAACGGGCTTACATCATTGCTGATAATAAATTAGCATTAAATGCCGACTGGGATAATGAGATGTTGGCTTTAGAACTTGGTGAACTTGGTGACTTAGGGTTTGATCTTGATTTAACTGGATTTGCGGCTGATGAGATTGCAGAAATACTTTCGCCTGAAGAGGACGAGGACGATAGCAAGTACAGTAAAAAAATTGATGCCCCTGTTTATGAACCAACTGGAGATTGCCCACCAATCGTAGAACTTTACGATAAAGTCAAATACGAAGAACTTACAGCAAAAATATACCAAGAAGATAGTATTGACTCAGAGATAAAAGAATTTTTACTTGCGGCGGCGGCAAGACATATCCGCTTTGATTTTGAGCAAATTGCTGAGTTTTATGCTCATGCGCCGCCAGACATACAGCAACTGATGGAAGACAGTGCTTTGGTAATTGTGGACTTTGAAAAAGCTATTGCTGGTGGATATGTAAAACTTTCGCAAGTTATAGGCAATATTTATACCAGCGAAAAAGGTACTGAGCAATGACCGATCGAAATTTTGCCGTATTCATTTTGACCCATGGCAGAGCTGATTCGGTCTATACGTTCAAAACTCTACGACAGCAAGGATATACAGGCAAAATATATTTGCTGTGCGATGACGAAGATAAACAAATTGCCAAGTACAAAAATCTGTACGGAACAGATACTGTCATCGTTTTTAATAAACAGGATGCAATAAACATTACTGATAGTGGGGATAACTTTAAAAAGCGCAACAGCGTTGTATTTGCACGAAACTGGAACTTCAAAGTAGCAACTGATCTAGGTTTGACCCATTTTTGGCAACTGGATGACGATTACACACGCTTTGACTATTCACTTAATGAGGAAATGCAGTACACAACATCCAACAACAAAATCGGTAAATTGGATGATTTGCTTGAGGCAATGATGGATTTTATGGATACAACACCATTCCACTCCATCGCATTTGCGCAGGGTGGTGACTTTATAGGCGGTGAAGGTTGCACACTGTTAAACAGAATGCGTAAGGATGAAATTTATCGCAAAGTAATGAATTCGTTTTTGTTTCGTGTTGATCGCCCTGTGCAATTTATGGGACGAATCAATGAAGACGTGAACATGTATGTTGAATGGGGTCGCAGAGGCATTTTGTTTATGACTTCACCTCAGTTGAGATTACAGCAAGTGGTAACACAACAAAATTCTGGTGGATTGACTGAAATCTATTTAGACCTCGGTACATATACAAAATCTTTTTATACAGTCATGTATGCACCATCATGCGTAAAAATTTCAGAAGTAGGAACGACTGACAGAAGAATACATCATCAAGTAATGTGGAAATACGCAGTGCCAAAAATACTGGATGAGTCACATCGTAAGCCTAGAGTTTTATCACGGATTACAAGTACTGTGAAATAAGGCACAATCTAGGTTGTATTGACAAATCACGCAGCAAACCAACCTTTCGCGGAGGTTACAAATGAAAAAAAGTACTGAAATTTCCACCCAACTGCCTAAAAAAGAGGCAGATAAGCCAAAACAAAACGGTGGGGCACGAGAAGGTGCTGGCAGAAAACCCTTTGTGCCGACTGATGCTGAACGCAGACAAGTTGAAGCAATGTCTGGTTATGGTGTGCCATTTGACCAAATAGCCGCATTGACCCGTGATGGCATTGACATTGACACGCTTAGAAAGCATTTCAAGTCTGAATTAATTAATGGAAAAGCCAAAGCGAATGCACAAATTGGTAAGGGAATTTTCCAAAAAGCTATGGCTGGAGATACAACAGCGCAAATCTGGTGGTCAAAATCACAAATGGGCTGGAGAGAAACCCAACGCCATGAATTGACTGGGGCAGATGGTCAGCCACTTGAATTTGCCAAGATTGAGCGTGTTGTTGTAAAGCATGGGTAAAACCTTAAGCATTGCCACACCTGAATGGGCTTTGCCATTGTTGCAACCATCTCGTTACAAAGGCGCATGGGGTGGTCGAGGTTCAGGAAAGTCACATCTGTTTGCTGAGATGATGATTGAGGCTCACATAATGGACCAAAAACATCGTAGCGTTTGCGTTCGTGAAATACAGAAGTCACTTAATCAATCGGTCAAACGCCTGTTGGAAACCAAGATTGAGGCCATGAACGCAGGGGCTTACTTTGAAGTGCAGGATTCGGTCATCAAGTCCAAAAAAGGCGATGGTGCGATTATTTTCCAAGGTATGCAAAACCACACAGCCGACAGCATTAAGTCGCTGGAAGGATACGACTGCGCTTGGGTGGAGGAAGCCCAATCATTAAGCCAAACCAGTCTTGACCTATTAAGGCCAACAATCCGCAAGCCCAACAGCGAACTGTGGTTTACATGGAATCCAAGGCAGCAGTCCGACCCAGTGGATTTTTTACTGCGTGGACCAGAACCGCCAGCCGATGCAACAGTAATCAAGGTTAACTTTGGTGAAAACCCGTGGTTTCCGCAAGTCTTAAAAGACGAGATGGAGTACGACAAGCGGCGAGACCCTGACAAGTATCAGCACGTTTGGATGGGTCAGTACCTACGCAACAGCACCAGTCGTGTCTTTAGAAACTGGAAAATTGAGGACTTTGAAGCCCCGCCAGAGGCAATCCACCGACTGGGTGCGGACTGGGGATTCTCGGTTGACCCGACAGTTTTGGTGCGATGCCACATTCTTGGGCGCACTCTCTACATTGATTACGAAGCGTATATGGTTGGATGCGAAATTGTCAATACGCCTGAGTTATTCATGCAAGTGCCAGAGGCTGAGAAATGGCCTATCGTTGCCGACTCAGCCCGACCAGAGACCATCAGCCATATGAAGCGCAACGGCTTTCCTAAAATCATGACTGCTGTCAAAGGACCAAAGTCGGTTGAGGAAGGCATCGAGTTTTTGAAGAACTACGACATCGTGGTTCACCCTCGCTGTATTCACACCATTGACGAACTGAGCCTATACAGTTATAAATCAGACCCATTGACGGGGCGAATCCTGCCCCAGCTTGAGGACAAAAAGAATCATGTGATTGATGCTTTGCGGTATGCGTGTGAGGGCATCAGGCGGTC